ATGTGTCTGCACTAGTCGGGAGTTGGGGGCCGCCACAGTCGTCGTATCAATTGCCAGATGGATCTCAAGTGCTGCAATACGCACGCAGCAGCAACATGGTGCTCCATGGGGCGACATATACAGTGCCACAGACAAGCTACACGAACGGCACAGCATCAGCCTACGGGACTGGAGGCTATGCCAGTGGCAACTATTCCGGAACCACGACGACCTACGTGCAGCAGAAGAATCCGGATGTGAACATCCCACTTTCCTGTACTACCAACTTTACAGTGAGCCCGGACGGCTACATCACGGACTTCACTTGGCGCGGGAACAACTGCTGATCCAATTAATCTGAACGGAATCTATTCCGTTCAGATTTTTGTTGGCTCTTAAAGTAGCATCGCTATTGCGCATTGCGGATAGCATTGCTATCGTTCTCCCAACGCCCCACGACACCCATCCGGGACCAGGGGCTAGGAGACGAAGGCAGTGGACAAGACCTTTGAAGTTGAAGTGGTGCGGATGCTTGGGGCAAGTGCCACCTACGCAACCATTCGCATCGCAAGGACGAAGAGCGCAGTCAATCTGTCGGTCAACAGTGACCCGTTGTACTTGGGCCTGACCGTCGATCCGGCCGAAGCCGTGACCATCGGCGAGCAGCTGATCGCAGCTGGCAAGGCGGAGGGCTGAGCCATGGCCGACTGGCACATTTCCCGCCGCGACTCGGAAGACGACCGAGAGGACGCCCGAGAGCAGTTGATCGCAGAGCGCGCCGCCGATCTTCTGGCCGAGTACCAGCGCGACGACGAGAAGGTTACGGAGGCGGTGAAGGAGTTCATGGCCTACGGCGATGGCGAGGACCACGTTCGCGCTACCTGGGTGTTCCTCTGCGCCTACCGGAACACGGACACGGATCGCGGCATTGCCGACGCAGCAAACACGCTGGCGGCAGATCTGCAGGCCTACATCAACCCGATCCTGCGCGAGTGGGCTGAGGACGCTGCACGCGCCGAGGTTGAGCAGAACGAATCCAACCGTGCAGACGCGAAGGTGGCGGCATGAGCGCTCAGATTGATGTGCTGGCGGTTATGGAGGATTCCGCTCGAACCCTCTGGATCAACGGCGACTGGCCCGTAGACGAGCAGGCTGAGGAACTGGGCCGTGCCATCAAGGCGGTATCTGAGCTGATCGAATCCTCATCTGACTACGTGGCTGAACTTGAAGAGTTCTTAGCGGAACGAAACTCGGGACTTATCCATGGTGAAAAGTCCGAACGCTTTCGTGCAGCCCTCACCCGCGTCAAAGGAGCCTGAAATGGTCATCCAGTTCCCGAACCCCACGGAGCGCCACGACATCAGCGTGGTGCGTGATCTGGCGAGGCGTCACGGATGGGGCGTGTCAGTTGTCCGCGCCTTCATCCAGCACGGCTGCCCGCGTAGCGAGATGAACGACCTTGCTGAGGCAGCACGCCGCCAGCGCATGAACCTGGGCCATGGGCCGAAGGGGGCTGCGTGAAGCCGGATTGGAAGGATGCGCCGGAGTGGGCTGAGTGGGTCGCGCTGAGCACCGATGGTGAATGGACTTGGTTTGAGAAGGAGCCGTGGCGCGACAAGCAAGGCGACTACATGCCCGGCCCGTCGGGCCAGTGGAGGAGTTCGGGCGTTCATGTTGTGACGCTGGAGCGACGCCCATGACCCGCTTCCTCCGCTCCCCCTACGCCCCTCTGGCAGCAATGGCGCTGATAGCGACCTACCTGCTGGCGAAACTCACCCTGATCGTTAATGGAGTTGTGTCGTGAGTGCAATGAAAACCTGGTTGGTGGAAGTTGGCATCGATAGCGGGCACCTGCAAGTCGAAGTGATTGCCGCCGACGATACCCACGATGTTTTTCTGCTGGATGCTGCGGTCCGACAGATCGAAAGCGAGCTTAGCTACGCAAAGTTGAGGAGCGCCGAATGACGCCCCTCTCTGAACTCGACCGCCTCTTCCCCGCCATCACGAAGCCCGATCCGCTGGGCGTCATGTGTGGTGGATGCGGAGAGAGAAATCCAGACAGACGCTGCATTGGCTGCCTTCACGACTTCGGGCCAGTAGACGCCGACGAGACGAACCATGGCCCTTGCGCACAGGGAGATTGCGATGAGTAAGCACTTAGAAAAGTGGTTCGTGCCCGATGACAACCCGCGTGGCATCAAGTCAGCGACTACTGGCTACTACGTGCCAGTGACGATAGAGAGCATCCGGCTGATGGCGGCCGCGCCGGAGCTGCTGGAGGCGCTGGAGGAGCTTGCTAACACCATTGAATGGAGCCCCATGGAAATCCGCGAGGAAGTACTAGAACGGATAGTTGCGGCCCGATCCGCAATAGCCAAGGCCACGGGAGAAGCCTAATGCGCACCCACTACCTGGTACTGGCTTCGTGCGGCGTGGTGATAGGCCTGTTGGGTTTCGGCGTGTGGTTCACCTACGTGGCTGGCCTGCACGGACTACTGATCCCGCTGAGCCTCGGCCTGATCTTCGCAGTGATCTTCACCCATGACGAGTGGTGCGAGGCAGTCAAGACGCACCGCGAGAAGTTCAAGCAGCCGCCGTTCACTACTGAGCGGGGCTGAGTTCTACGGAGGGAATGCATCGCGGTTCGCGGTGCTGCTGGACTGGCTAGAGCCGGTCGATAGCTGGGGATAAGCACCGGCCCCTCCACCCAACAACCAGCCGGACAGACGGCAGAGGAAGATATGAACGCAGTTGTCCAATTCCAGCCAGCAGTAGATACCTACGGGTCCCGCTCCCTGACGGCCGCAGATGTTCGCGCCCAGGTGAACCTGATGCAAGACGTCATGATCGAGGTGATGCGTGATGGGACCCACTACGGGACCATCCCAGGCACCAAGTCCAAGAGTCTCTACAAGGCTGGCGCTGAGAAGCTGATGGCGACGTTCCGTCTGGCTGCAAAGCCAGAGGTTACGGACCTTTCCGAAGGCGGCGAGATCTCCTATCGCGTGACGGTGAACCTGCTGTCGGCCAACGGCTCGTTTATCGGTGCAGGCATCGGCGAGTGCAGCAGCGCCGAAGACAAGTACAGCTGGCGCGCGGCCATCTGTGACGAGGAGTTTGATGTCACGCCGGAGAACCGCCGCCGAATCAAGTTCAGCAAGTACCAAGGTCGCGTCGAGAAGAAGAAGCAGGTTCGTACCAACCCGGCAGATGTGGCGAACACCATCTTGAAGATGGCGAAGAAGCGCGCCCAGGTGGATGCGGTCATCACCGCTACCGCCGCCTCAGACATTTTCACGCAGGACATCGAGGATCTTCCAGATGAAGTGGTGGCCGAGATTGTTGGTCGCCACACCCCGCAGTCATCAGTAGCCGCAGCCGCTGTCCAGCAGACCATCCCGTCTGGCCCTGAGCGTGACGCCGCTGACAAGGAGGCGAAGGAGGCCGCCGCGAAGGGAGTGGAGGCTTTCCGTGCGCTGTGGGCTGCTTGGCCGAGGGAGAAGCGTCAGCTGGTCGCTGACCTGATCCCCACCTATCAGGCGACCGCAGAGAAGGCAGTTCCAGTTGCTGTGGCTGAGGAGGCCCCGGAATGATCGACCAGCGCAGCGAAGAATGGTTTGCAGCCCGGGTTGGAAAGATCACCGCGTCCCGCATGAATGACGTGATGGTTGAACGCGAGCGTGGCGAGTTCAAGAGCGGCCCTCGTAAGGGTCAGCAGAAGCCGCAGCCGAAGGCATTGACGGACTATGCCCACCAGTTGGCGGCTGAGAGGCTGACAATGCGCCCTCGCAAGCAGGTTAAGGCCGCAGCGCTGGCTTGGGGGCAGACGGTCGAGCCTGCTGCGGTCGCTGCCTACCAGGCCGAGACGGGTGTGATCGTGGCCCCGGCAGAGTTCACCCTGCACCCGTCCTACGACTTCATCGGCGCATCCCCTGACTTCCTTGTGGGCGATGACGGTGGCGGCGAGATCAAGTCGCCAGAGTCCAGCGAGGTACATCTGGAAACGCTACTGACCGGCCTACCGCCTGAGCACATCGAGCAGATCCAAGGTGGCCTGTGGGTTACCGGCCGCCAGTGGTGGGACTTTGTGAGCTTCCACCCGGATTTCCCAGATTCACACCGGATCTATATCCAGCGCATCCCACGGGATGACGAGTACA